AAGCTATAAAAAAATATACTAATTTATCATAATAGACGGAACACGGAACTACTAATTTGGGGATTTATTAGATTATTAAATGTTTTTTATTATTAGTCAAAAAAAATTGAAATTTTATTTTTCATTATTTTTCATTTTACTAAGGCTTAAATACACATACATTAAAATAACTAATTATTTAACAAATTATATAATACAATACAATGGCACAAAATAATATTATTGATTTAGAACAAATAGCGCAATCACTTATTATTAATGAGGAACAAAATAATATAAATAATAATGACGGGCAAAGATTTACTAGACAGACATGCGATCAGATTGAAAATTCATTTAATTACAGTAGTGAAAGAACTCCTTTAGCTAGAACATTTGCATTATTTAATTGTAATGATAGTAATATGGATATTGAAGATCCATTACAAAGTAGAATAGAAAGACTTGAAAACGAGCAAAAAAGAACTGAAACACAAGTAAGTTTATTATTAGAAGAGATAGAAACATTAAATCACAAATTAGATATACAAAAAACGAGAATTCCATTTCCTGAAGGGCACTTTGTTGAGGTTCAAGAAATTTCAGGTAAAAGATATTTAGTAGTTTGTGAACCTAACGCTTGTAGACCTGAATTAAATAAAGATGTAATCAACATGATGTCATTTCCTGTTGGGCATAGAATTTCTATACAAAGTATTCTTGGTCATAGATTTGCTGCTTTATATCCAAAGAATGATAATGGACCTCTAACATTAGATGATTTACAATCCGGTCCTGAAGAAAATAATGATATAAATGATGATAATGATAATGCAGATGATGATAATAATGCTGATGATTATGATGGATATATTTCTGACGATTTTAAATTTTATGGAGAAAGAATACGGTTTTTGAGGAATAAATATCCTAAAAATGATGATGAGACTATTGAAGAATACGAAGATAGAATTAATAAATTAGGTGAAGAATGGTTGGCTTCTGATAATGCGAAAAATGAAAAAAGATAGATGAAAATATAAACTTTTATAACTGTATAACTAAATAATTTAATTATTAATTAAAAAATATAAAGGACAATATGTCTTTTTTATTTTTATTTACATTTTTATATATTTTAAATAGTAATTTTATAATATGTGTTTATTGTTGTTTGTCTAATATGTATGTTTAAATTAAATTTAAATAATTTATTATATTATAAAATGTTTAAATTTACAAATAATGCTACATCAGGATTTAGCAATACTTCTCTCAAAATAAATAAAGGACTTAAAAAATCTTATCCTAATGGTAATAGATTTCAAAGTAGAGTACATAATTTTAATATAAGAAATAATATTCCAGAAATTCTTACACCACAAATATCAGTGTCAGATACACCCCCATCATGTGATTATACATTTAACGGGGTTGGTACATTAGTTTATGAAATTGTAAATGTTGCAATTGGCTCAGATTCTGCCCAATCAGTTTGTATACAAGGTTATTCAAATATTGATGAGAATGCTTTCATTGAAATGAAGATAACATCAGTAACATTTTCAGATAGCGTTATAAATATTTATGAGGGAGCTTTCCAAGGTTGTTATAATTTGACAAGTCTTATTATTCCAAATACTATTTTAACTATTTACAGTTATGCATTCCAAGGTTGTACTTCTTTAACAAGTGTTACTATTGGAACCGGTATTCAAATTATCAACAGTTATACATTCGAAGGTTGTACTTTTTTAACAAGTGTTACTATTCCAAATAGTGTTACAAGTATTGGCGTTGCTGCATTCCAAGCTTGTTCTACTTTACCAAGTATTACTATTCCAAATAGTGTTACAAGTATTGGCACTTGGGCGTTTAATAGTTGTCATGCTCTATCAAGTATTATTATTCCTAATAGTGTTATAAGTATTAGCAATCAGGCTTTTCTATATTGTTATAGTTTAGCAAGTATCACTATTCCAAATAGTGTTACAAGTATTGGAAATAATGCTTTCGAAAGTTGTACTGCTTTAACAAGTATTACTATTCCAATTAATGTTACAAGTATGGGAACTAATGTATTCCAAGGTTGTTCTGCTTTAATAAACATTGTTACAAATGTTTATATAAGTAATTTTAATGCGGCATTTCTTACTTCAAATAATGTAGGATTAAGTATAACATTTAATTACATTGGACCTATACCCCAAGGATGTTGTAATGGTTTTAATAATTTAGAAAGTGTTATATTAGGAAATGGTATTTCAAGTATTAGCAATAATGCTTTCCAAAGTTGTTCTGCTTTAACAAGTATTATTATTCCAAATAGTGTTGTAAGTATTGATACTTATGCATTTCAAGGTTGTAATTCTTTAACAAGTATTATTATTCCAAGTAGTGTTTTAAGTATTAGTTCTGAAGCATTCTATAATTGCACTGCTCTAACTAGTGTTACATTTAATGGTAATATACCACCAATAGGTTATAATAATTTTAATACACCAGGTAACACTGCTTATTATTATAAAGGAGCTACTAATGTGAATATATTATCGTCATTTTTTACTTATGTTGTTGAAATAAATTCCTAATAGTGTTATTAGTATTAGCCTAATTGGGTTTATAATTACCTTAAATTAACAATTTATTTTTGCTCTTCTAAAGACCAATTATTAAACCACATTTTTAATAATTTTGTTCAATGTGTGGAAGATAAAATGAAGTATTATTACCACAGTATAATTGAATATTTGCACCACAATATTGTAATTTAATAATTTTAGATGTACTTGGATTATCACAGTTTGTAAATTGGGTTGGAATTTTATAAGTAGATATAATACCATAGTTTAGATTTGTTTAAAATTCTATGAATAACATTATTATTAAGTTTATTATTATATTAAGTTTATTGTTATATTTAATATTATTTAATTTAATCAATTTTTTATAAGTGTTTTCATTTATTCATGAAAATGAAAAGTGTAAAATTTAAATACTAAAAAATTGATTTTTTTGTAATTAGATATTTGTAGTAAAAATAAATTATAAAATGAGTTCTCCAGCAACAAAAGCAATGTATTATTTAAAGACACATATATTTAAGCCACATAAAAGTGGTAATTATGGGATGTATGGGCTTAATTTCTTAGGTACAAGACCAGTTATACAAATGCAAGGAGATATTTGGCATTTTCTATGGTGGGAAACTGGAACTAATAATGCTACATTTATTAATTCTAATGGTGTTAAACGTAAAATTAATATACATTCAGTATATTACAGTAATAATAGAGATAATATTATAAGAATGGAAGAATATAATATTGATAATGATTTAGATACTAACAATATTATAATTGACTACAAAGAGTAAATAATTAATTAATATTTGCTACACGATTATGTGTATTATAATCAATACTTAACCGAAATACTAAATCACCAATAAAAAAAAATACATTATTTAATAGTAAAAGTATAATACTATTATTTTTTTTCAATAAAGATACCAAGCAAATAACTAAAATAAATAGTAATGATTGAACACTATAACTATAAGCTAACCACGTTTGTATCTTTTCAATATTGTCTTTAAGACTTATTATAAAACAAGAATTAACAAATAGTTTACATAAACTAGTTATCATTATTATTTTACCTAAAATGTCAATACTTTTTTTAGGATAATCATCTATAGCAGATAGATTAATAATATTTAATAACGAATTTGAAAAAAAATGTATTATAAAAATATAAGTCATTTTTCTATTATGCTCAAAAACAGGATTATTTTGGTTAACTATTTCTAACGGAACTATTCTGTTTTCTAATAACGGAATTATTTGTCGAACTTCTATATCTATAATATACACTGCTCTACAATGCGGGCAAAAATTTTTATTTTGACCTGATTTTAAAAATTGTAGAATACAATCAATATGATATACTGAATTTGAACAATTGCAAGGCAAATAAATATTTTTTTGAGACTCTATATCAACTGCTTCTAAGCATATTATACAATCTTTATTCTTTATAAAATCTTTATCGGATTTTTTATATTTTTGTAGACTATTAATTAATTGTTTATCCATGTAATATTATATTGATATTATTACATATAATCCATTTAATATTTTTATATTAACACATTTTGAAATTTTATTTTTAGCTTTTGAAAAAATTGAAATATTTTGTTTGGAATAAAATAAAAGTATTCATATAATAATATCACATCAAATTTTAAAGAAATTAATTTTAAAATAAATAAAATGAACAGTAAAGTAAGTTTGTATATTCCCTCTGTAAAAATATCATATACCGAGGATAGCATTAAATATATATTTGGAATACTAGGATTAGGTTTAGTAGATCGTATTGACTTTGTTCCTATTATGAAAACTGTTACTGGAAAAGAAGAAAAAATAGAATGTAATAAATTTAAACAAGCATTCTTATATATTGACCCTAGAATGCAGTTTATATGGAGTAAAGAAATAGTAAGTGCATTAGATGAAAATAGAGCTCATAAAATTTATCCAAATAGAGATCAAAATGAATATTGGTTAATTCTTAAAAATAAATCACCAGTGCCTTACGCAACTACAGAATTAAATATTCATCAACTTGCACATAATAATTCGCTTTTGGAAGCACGTATTTTGGAGTTAGAAGAAGAACTTAAAAAACTAAAAGAAGAAAAGACAATCAATCTAGAAAATAACTATAATAAAGATGAAGAAACTAATGCCTAAAAATATTAATTTAATTTAAAAATAATCTAACAATGATGGAAAAAGTGAATAATATAATTTGTATATTTGTATTTGTTTAATTTAAAATAAAATTTTTTTATTGTAAAATAATTACATTCCAGCCGGTGTATTTGATACTGGACAATGCGATGTACAATTTGAAAGATCATATGATGTAAATACACCACTAACTGAACTTAATTCATATTTAGAAAGCCAATCATCTCCTACCATAAATGAAACCCAGAAGAAACAATGTTCCGCAGTATAACCATTAATAGATAATCCTACTTCTTGAACTTGATATGCATTACTAGGTTTTGAGGTTGTTAATGTCATATCATTTGCTTGAGATTGGGTAATACCTAAACCGGTTAAATTCTGTTGAGCATCCCAAATCATAAAATTTTTTATAGCTGTAGTATGAGAAATTGAAGAATCTGCTACTGCTATACAATTTGTAAATGACATAGTCACATAAAGAGTTGTCTTACCTTCTGTATTTTGAGTATTACCTGAATAGTTATATAAAACTAAATAATAGGTATTATTTAAACAGGTTTCACCAGATAAAACATCTTCACAGCATCCGCAAGTAGGGGTTGGTTCAGGACAACAACCATCACTAAGGCAACTACCATCAGGATATAGAGTTAGAGCACATCCATATTTACAACCACCACAACCTGAACCATCACAAGGACAATCAAACCCACACATATTTATAATAATATATAATATTATAAATATATTTTATGCTAAAATAATATATTCATACACCTTAAACTACCAATGGTAATTGTGAATTTGGAACCTGATAACTGCAATCTGATGTATCATATTCAGTAAACACTGAATTACTTGCACTAAGTTGCGTTAAAGTTCGAAAATATTGAGCATCTCCTTTTAAATCATCGGTTAACCAAAAAAAACAGTGTTCACCAACAAGACCCGAAGCTCCAGTATTAAGAAAAAAAGCATTACTAGGTTCTGTTGTTGTTAATGTCATATTACTATTATCTTCTGATGTAATACCATAAGTTGTAAAGACATCTTGATAAGCCCAAATCATAAAATTTGTAATACCTTCATCAACAGTTAGTCCTGATACAGGTGCTGTCGCTATACAATTTTCAAATGTTATATATACATAAACAGTTGTCTTGCCTTCTGTATTTTCAGTATTACCTGAATAGTTATATAAAACTAAATAATATGTTTTATCTAAACAAGTTTCACCAGATAAAACATCTTCACAACATCCACAAGTTGGTGCTGGTTTGTCGCAACATCCCCCCGACAGACAAGAACTGCCAGCCATAACTCCCCAGCATCCATATTTACAACCACCACAACCTGAACCATCACAAGGACAATCACCTCCACACATATTTATAATAATATATAATATTATTATAAATATTTTATATATTATTTTATTTCTTTGTGCTATGAAATTTAAATAACCAAGCATTTATGCTATTATGTGTCGCAGTATCTAAAGATCGCTTAAATTGTCTGCTACCATTTCCCATAACATAACATGCATGAAGTTGATAAGCATGTGCTGTTCTCTTAATATTAAGCTTTCTTTCTTTTTCTGCACGAATTTCTGCTTTTTTAATTTCTCTATTTTGTAAATAGGCTATTTGATAATCATTTAATATCGATGACATCTTATATATAATATATAAGATATTTATAATGATAAATAATTTTAAAATTCCTAAATATTTTTAAATACTAATAATATTATTTAAAAATAAAAATATTTTAGTATGATATATGGTAGATTTGTGTAAATATAAAAATTTATTTGGACCACCTGGGCAAGGAATTCATGCATTTAAACTATTTGGTATTTCTATTTGGGACACATTAATTACTCTAGTTGTAGCAATTATTATTGCTAAAATAGCAAACTGGTCATATTTATATACAATTGTAGGTGTATTTATTACAGGTATATTTGTTCATCGTCTATTTTGTGTTAGAACAGCTGTAGATAAACTCTTATTTCCATAGACATTAATATATCTCCAAATATTCAGTGTGTGTATTATACTTTCCATAATAACTAACACATATACATATGTATAAACATTTTTATTACATATATTTTTATCTGTATATAACCAAAATAATATATTACCTACAATTGTCCACATAATACAAAATGCAAAATAACAATGTGAATATACATTATAGCATTTATTTGTTATTTTATTTGATGTTTTTTCATAGCAAGTTATAAACATTATTATTACACATATTGTTAATATAGATGCTGATGTATCTACTATTAAATATATTCTAAAATTTATCTTATAATAATGATTATATAGCAAACATCTATTATCATTTAATATATAATATATATTACAAACAACTATTGGAACATATGCTAAAGCAACAATAATAGCTAAGTGCTTTCGTGCTTTTATGCTAATATATATTCTAAATTGTTTTAATTCATCTTCATGATGATGTTTTAATATACCTGTTTTGCCAGTAATAATAGAATTTTCATAATCATTATTATCGCATATGTTATCAGTTATAATCTCATTATCATCATCTAAATTAATAGATACACACCGTTCAGTTTCATTATTATCTGAAAAAGGTATATAATTAGAGCACATTTGTTAGTTTATTTATTTTATATAAAAAAAATAAACCAAATAATTCAATTTTATATAATTAAATTTTATATAATTAAATTCCAAACTCAGGAATAGAGTATGTATCTATACCAGTTTTAATATATTTTGCAATTATTTTTGGACTAATCTTATTAACAATAATATCTTCAGCCTGATATACATTTCCAATCTTATCAATATAATAAATAATACCTTGAATATCTTGTGCCCAAACTTCAACCTTTTGACCAACTGGCTTATCACTCTCCTCATTATCACATATACCATGAGGTGTGCCTTTCATATGTGTTCCACAATAAATTGAGCTGTCATCCTTTCTACGTCTAGTGCACTGTTCACCATTTGCACGTTTTGCGCAACAACGATCCGCCAAATGAACAACATTCTTAACACGCTTTCGTTTCATAAAATCATCTTTAGATAGCACTAGTCTTTCATAGTCGCAAATATACTGAACTAATTGGCACATATTTGTATCATTTGATAAACCTAATTGTAGCGCCTTTGTCTTTACATCATCTTTAAACTCAGTAACATATTCACTAATTTTCTTATTAATTCTTCGCTCCATTTTGTTTTTATATTATTTATAATATAATATATTTGGTTCTGTTTAGTTCAATTTTTTTATATATATTTTAAAACAACTTAAAGAGCCAATCCGATTATTTCTTTTTACCTTTCCTTTTATTTTTTTTATTAGGCCCATTACTTGTTACATTTGTACCTTGGTCTTGTTCATTTTCCTCTTCAACTTCAGTTACTTCTTGTATCTCTGTAATAGCTACAGCTTCTTTAATAATTGGTTCTTCTACTAGTTCTTTTTTCACACTTTTTCTTGATCCTCTTGATGATGTACTTTTAACAGATTTTTTTTCATCTTCATCAAATGTTTTTGTTAGTTCATCAAACATTTTAGAGACTAAATTTGGATCTTTATTTAATTGTTCATTTATTAATTCACTTTTCTCTTGACTAAGTAAGGCAATATTTTCTTCATTTAATTCAGCCTCTGAAATAACTGAATTTGTCTCTGAAATTATTAAATTTACATTATCATCTATATTATTACCTATATTATTACCTATATTATTAGCTATATTATTACCTATACCAGTTATTATTTGTTGAACACTATTTTCGGATATACTATCAAGTTCTTTATTTTGCTTATGTGTTAAATCAGCATCTGATTTTTGTTTACCCTTTCCTCCAAATGCTTTTATACTATTAATTCCACTAATTACAGAATCGACACCCTTCTTTAACATACTACGTCTAGGAACTGCCTTATGAACTGGTTTTTCATTTTCCATATTTAATGTTTCATAATCTATTATTCCACTATTTTTGCCAGTAGAACTATTTTCAGATGATGTATCATCAAAATCTCTAGATACTTTACGTCTAGGGCTATCATCAAACTGAATATCATCATTAATATAATCATCCATAAGCTTCATTTTCTTTGAGAAGCGTTTAAAATGCTTAGTATGAATATTATGAAAAAATTCCAAATAAGACATAAATAATGATAATTTCTGTTTTATAATTACAATATTAAAATCAAATGTATTTACAAAATTATTAATATTAAATCCTGAATACTGTTTCATTTTAAAATTTTCTAGTTCAGCATCTTTTAGCACTATATAATCATTTATTATGTTTAATAATGAAATAATAGTTTTATGTACTTCTTCAATTGTCTCAAAACTATATTGTTTATACGGTTCTAAATCTTTATAAACTGGAAACTTACTATTTGCCTTTATCATTTCAAATGTTTTATTTTGAGAAATACCACTATTTTGTTCAATATATTCTAACACTAATTTGTATAATTTATAATACTCACAATACATACGATTATTTAGTGCCAAAAAATATTTTTGCATATCACTATATTCATAATCAATCATTTTACTCTGAAACATAAATGAATCTAATCCAAATACAAATAACGTTTCATGATTATTTTTAATAAAGTCATTTGTTGTGCTTTTTAATTTAGTAATTTTAACTTCTAATGTATTAAATATATTTGCAACAGCAACACGTATATCTTTTATTTTACCAAAATTATGTTTTACTTTATTTAATTTGCTCTCCATATATATTTTATAAATATTATTTTATTTTATTTGTAAAATATATATGAGTTCTAATAGTACAAATAATGTTTCTAATGAAAATAAAAAAAATGAAGAAGAGATTATTGAAGTTCTACCTGAAATAGAATGGACAATTGATCATGAAGATATTCTCATTGAATGGGCTGATAAAGCTATGTGTTTTAGATGGCTACACTCTAGAGCACATGCTTTATACAGCAAATTAAATTATAATTATACTATTCCTGTTATTGTTATTTCAACTTTAACTGGAACTGCTAATTTTGCACAAGATCGTGTACCTGTAGCATACCAAGGTTACTTTGTAATGGTTGTAGGTGGTTTCAATATTTTAGCTGGTATTATTACAACAATTCAACAATTCTTAAAGATTACACAGTTAAATGAAGCACATCGAGTTTCAGGTATTGCTTGGGATAAATTCTATAGAAATATTAAGATTGAATTAGCTAGACATCCTGATGAAAGAATACATGTAAATCAAATGCTTAAAATGTGTAAAGAAGAATTTGATCGTTTAATGGAAACAAGTCCAAATATACCAGATGAGATTATTGCTGAATTTAAAAATAAATTTAAGGATAGCCTTGAATACGAGGATATTATTAAACCTGAAATTTGTGATAAACTTATTTCCACTGAAACATTTAGAAATCAATGGTCAAGTCAAGATAATTTGATAAAAAAGAAAAATCTAAAATCACAGAAAGATGCCAAAATAAAGCAAGTAGTTATATCTTTTAAAACTGATTTTGTTAAAATACAAGGACGTGATCCTGTTCGTAATGAAATTATTGATAACTTAAAAGACAAAATAGATGTAAAAACATTAAATAGTATATTAGATGAACTTGATAAAGATGCATTACGTGTTACTATGTCTAATGTAGAATTACCTGTTTAATTATTAATAGTTAACTTGAAATCATGTGGAAGAATAAATGATAATATCACAATAAAAATAAAAAATGCTAGATAAGGACCATATACACTTAATGATACATCATAAAAATTTAATATCTTAGATACACATATTAGTAATAAAAGACCTAATCCTATTCCAGTTATAGCAGACATATATAATTATTTAAGAAATAAATAATTATATTTTACCATAGATTATTAATATTTCATATTGTATATTTTAATAATATTTATAAAACCATATATTGATCTTGTTTATCAATATCATATTTATCTCCTAATATATTCTTATTTAAAATATGATATGAAATTGGGCAAAAACTTTCATAAGATTTAACTAATAAATATGGTAATATATTAACTATATCTTCATTTTCATACTGTATTACAATTGTATCTTTTGAACCTAATAGACCATTTATAATATCATCTGTTAAAGAAAACTCATTAGTTTTCTCTATATGTGACATATAGTTTCCTGGAAATAAAGCATAACGATTTATACCTCCTTTAATATATCTACCATTTTCATTATCAATTAATTTCTTATTTTTTGATGTACTATTATCCCAACCGCCTTCAAAAACAGCATCTTCAAATAACTGATAAAAATAATAATATTCGCCACAAGACTTATATACCTGTTTCTTAGGAACACCAAATAAAGAATTAAATTCAACTTGTTTAAAATGTGAACCTGTATATACAACATCAGGTAATGGATATGAATATAGAACATCATATGTTTCAATTGATGAAACTAATTTATGTAACATACCTAGTTCAGGCATACTACAAAATAAAATGCTCATTTTATCATCAATTTCTATATTACAAATTTTTTGTTTATTCATTATTTCAGTTGGTAATGCAAACCATGTATTATTCATTATTGAATTGCTTATTCGAAAAATATCAACAGAGCTAATATCAATCAATATGGCTGTATTGTTATTAATTAAACCTATAAAGGCATCATTAGATAACTGATTTATATCACAACCTAATTCTTCTAAATTATATTTAATCTTATTTAATACAAAATCTGAAAGATTTGTATCAATAGAAATACTTGACATATAAACAGATGGAAGAACAAATTGTTGTTTATATCTATCTAATTCAACCATAATTTGAATAAAAGGATATTTTGCAGATTTCTCTGTTACATGATAACAAATAATATCTAATTTTGTGGTTGTAATTTCATTTATAATAATATCACGATTTGCCTTTTCTTTTATTTTATATATATAATTAGACTTTGTAACATTTTCATTATATTGTTCTTGTTGATCATCTTTTTCTTGGTTCATTATTTATAATATTATAGTAGTTTTATTTAAATCTTTTTTAAATGTTAATACTTTAAAATGCTAATACTTTAAAATGTTAATACTTATAACTATTATTACTTTTTAATTTTACGTTGAATATCTTCTTTAATAGTCTCTTCTCTATTACTCATAATATGTTGTGTAATTTCCTTTGCTACTTCTGGTTGATCTTTATAATAATTTTCTAGCTGTTTTAATAGAAATTTACCAGATAAACACTTTTTAGTTTTCTTTTGATTATAAACTAATGATCCGCCATTAATATCAAAACAATCAATCGAATTAGTCTTCATAACCTTTACTAAATTTTCAGTCAAATTCTTTTTTTGAGCTTGTTTATTTTTTATTTCATTTTTTAAAGTAGCAATATCAGTATCTATTTTTATCCATTCGCGAATATTACTAATTAATTCATCTTTTGTAGTTTTCTTTGGAACGGCCTCTTCAGTATTTTCCATTCTTAATTAAAATATAGTGTTACTTTAAAATAGTTTGTTTATAATATATTATTACTCAAAATAATATGTTTTTATTTTTCTAAATTAACCTTACTATGTCTTAGACATAGTCCATTTATTTTTATTTTGGCACCGCACGTTTGCCCCTTTTTTTCTCCTGATTTTAAGATAGCCGAACATGTATTTACTAATGGTGTCTCATTAAATTCACCTATTTCAATATTCTGACTAATTACTGTATTAGTAATTTTAACTTTATTTTTCTTCTTTTCTTCTTTTTCTAGTTCTTTTGCTTGCTTCTTTTTTTCTTTCTCATCTTCTCGCTTTTTCTTATCAAGTGCTTTTTTTTCTTGTTTATATGTTTTAATAGCACCTTTAATATGTCCTGTACAAAAATATTGGTTAGTTTCAGGAAATAGACATGTGTACATTACGTTGCATAATTTTGTTGCACCACTCTCAAAACAAATATCGGCTTTACAATATTCATTTTTTTCCATTCTTTTTGTAAATTCATAGCCATAATACATATATGAATTATGTTTTGGCGCAGTAACTAACCGTAGATCTTCATTAGTTATTTCTAAACTATTTATACCATATTTTTTAACATAAATACTGTCTGGATAATAAGGTAATAACTCAAATTGTATACATCTACAATATGGACATCTTATAAAATAATTTTTACCAGAATTATAAAATTTTGTATATTCTTTACCAGTTAAACTTGCTAATGTATATGTGTTAAATATAAATTTTTGTTTATTAATTTCAGTGTATATAGCATCATAATTAAATTTATGCCCACATTGAAGTGTGATATATTTATCAACTAATGACATTCCAGTAATCTGACATACTTCATTATTATTACTATCATTATCATCATTAGTATCAAGTGATTTATATAGTTCTTCATAAAAATTTATATTATCCGGGATAATATATTTAACCATTTATTCTTACTTTATATTTTACATTTAATCTTTAAATTTATTTTATTT